CGGTTACCCAGTCGCCGCTCACAACGCCGTTCGGCGGTCGTGTATGTCGGGGCGGTGATTGGTTCGGTCGGCGGAAGCGGTACAAACCCGCGATCATCGTTCTTGCAAGCGCCCAGCACCAAGACACCGACCACCGACCACAGCATAAAAAGTTTCATAGCGTTCGCTCCAGTTTGTATAGATCAGAAATTGGTTACGTTAACAACGATAAACTTAGGTACTTGCGGCGGTGTGAACGACGTTTCTACGGTAGACCCACTAGCGTAATGGTCAATCTTCAGTGGCGCATTGGCGGGCATTACCGTACCGATTGCCGGGTACGGGACGTATAAGTCTGTTCCTGCAAACTTATGTCCTGCACAGTAGTGGGTATACCGGAAAGTGCCGATGACAGATCTATCCCGGAACCGCCAGCCGTTGGCTCCTTGGATGACGGCGTATGTGCTGCCTGCAGCCAAGCTTACGTTTGGCGTGCCCCCTGTACCGCTCGCATCGTACGCGCTGACGACCCTCATAGCTTTACTGCTGCTGTGAAAAACCAGCTGCCCGGTTGAGTTATACACTTCGAACCCGAACGTATCTGCGGGTAGTGCAGCAACGTCAAACACCCAATAATCAAAAGAGAAGTTGGACGTATTGCTAGCCACGGTAAAAGTATACGTGCTCCCGCTAACCGCAGTGCCGAGCAGTGAAACGTAATCAGTCGTCGCACGCAGTGCTAGCATAGGGCTTGTGCAGTTAGTCACGGCAATGTCGGCTTTATAAATCGCATAAACCGCGCCGACCGCGTTGATGTTCGTGGTGCCAATGGTTGCAGACCCAGACGTCTTTACCGCAAAATTACGGTACTCTTCGTCTATGCAAATATCACCGTTGTCATTTTTGATCTGCATCCCCACTGGCATCAGAATACTCCGTACACTAGGAAAGCATTAGTGGCGGACCCGTTATCCCAGCTGAGTGTCGTACCGGACAACGTGACGGAGGGGACAGTAGAAAAATACGAAGTTGTCTTTGTCTGGAAAAACCAGAACGCCGTGCCCGTAGTTAGCCCCGCGTTCGTAACGCTGCCAGAAGTGGACGCGGTGACATCCGCAATTCCAAGTACGCGACCCGCAGCTGTGTTCGTATCGAATACTGTGTTGCCAGACGCGTCTATTATCAGGAGACCTTGTGGCATCAGGTCCAGATCCCCATCCGGACACGCAACCGCACTGCGTCGTAAACTTCAATCACTGAGTTACTTATTACAATACGCGGACCGGACCCCGCCGATTGGATTGTGATGCCCCCTGAGCCGACACTGAGCGTGCCGACGTTGGCGCTCTTGATCTTCACCGCGCCGCCCACGACTTCGAACGGCGCTTCATCGGTCGTGTTGTTGAAGATCTGGAAGGTGCTTGCGGTGAACTTGACGCTGCTCGTCGTACCGTCGCTCAGCAGCTTCATCGAGGCGATGCGACCGCCTGCATCAACAGTCAGCGCGTAGGAAGCAGAGAGCTTGCCGTCCACAGTGGCAATTGCACTGGAGTTAGTAGAGACACTGGACGTCAGTCCGACAATGTCACCGGTCGCCACACGCGCCTCAATCTCGGCCTGTGACGCGACACGAACGGCGCAGCGGTGCCATGTAATATCATTGGCGGACGCTATTGAGCCAAAGCTTGTGTAGTGGCTCATCGCATAAATGCTAGATTGCGTTACGCCGACTGCGCTTTGCACAAGTTTACGAAATTTGTAGAGCGTCCCGGCTGTGCCTGCGCCGATAACGCTGCCGTTGGTATCTTTATCCGTTGAAAAATTGAGCAGATACTCAGTGTAACCACCGGCTGGATCGGAATTTAGAAGCAAGCCCGCACCAGTTAGCGTCCCGCTGTTAAGCGTAATATCGGCCTCAAGAACATGCCAACCTGTCGAAATTCGGCCAGACAGTATCTGCCGGATGCCTGCAGACGCGCCCGCTCCACTCGGTAGTCTGAACGCGTAAGGCTGCGGGGCTATGCCCGTAACGCGCGTGCCAGCGCCGGTCGCGTTGGCCCAGTCAATCCAGTTGGTTGGAACGCCGGTCGCGTTAAGGTTGTCCGCAAACGTCGCGCTGCTGTTGATTGAACCCTGAGAGCCCGACGCGAACGTGGCCGACAAGGTCGCGCTGCTGCTCGCCTGCGTGGCAAACCCGCTGGCGTTGGACGCCTGCGTCGATGCGGTGGCGGCAAAGCCCGAAGCATTACTAGCGCTGGTCGAAGCGTTCGACTCCGACGTCGCTGCATTCCCCGCACTAGTAGATGCCTGCCCCGCAGACGTGGCCGCGCTGCCTGCCTGCGTTGACGCCGTAGTTGCTGAACCGGACGCAGCGGTGGCGAAGCCCCCGGCGTCAGTGGCCTTGGTCGAAGCAGTCGTGGCTGACGTTGCGGCGGCAGAAGCAGCGAGAGCTGCAGCTTCGCTGTCCGTCACATCTTCGATCCGAAAGAACGCTATTTCAAAACTGCCGCCCGTGCTTCCAGCGCCGGTCCTGACAAAGTCTATTCTTGGACGCCAGAACACGTCGAAGGACCCCGGTGTTCCTAGCATATAAATGATAGAGATATTCTGCCAACTCGACGCTTGGTTTATAGGGTTGATCGCCGTGTTGAAACCGGCAACGGCGGTTCCTGTAAACGTCGGGTTACCGTGGACCAGAGTAGTGCTCAAGCCGTTGACGTGGAAATTGGACGAAAGAACCCCGCCCCCTGCAGCGTCAGCTGTCACACGAATGCGCGCCGTCAGCTTGTACTTACGCCCCGCGCGAGGGGTTAGTGCGTACTTTTGCGTAAGATAATACCCCACGGTACCCGTACCAGCTACCGTAACCTGAAGAACTCGGCCTTCTCCAGAAATGTTGGCATAAGTGCCTATTGGATCAGCGGCGGCGGACGCAGCGCCACCGAACGTGTTCGTCCAGAATAAACCGTCTGCGGAGAAGTCTGATGTGCCGATACCCTGTGCAATTGCCGTAGACTTCGCGGCAAGCGATGAGGACGAAGCAACAGTGGCGCTGTTGCTAGCTTCTCCGGCCTTGGTCGTGGCAGTGGTCGCCGAAGCGGCAGCAGCTGTAGCGCTGCCAGCAGCTGCAGCTAGCGAAGTGATGTTCGCAATCTCCAGAATTGCAACCTGCACGGTTGCACCAGAAGCAGAGTTGTCCGACTTGCCAGCGAAGATGCCGAATGCGCGAACATACGCAGCAGTCGGTTGGGCCGCAAGAATCGCTGCGGTTGTCGTCTCAGTGTCGAACGTGACCCATCCATCAGCAATTACATGCGCAACGTCATCGGTGTTGAAAGTGATAACCCCCAGCGACGTTCCCGCAGCGCTGTAAATGTTGATCCCGGCGCGGATGACGTTGCTGGTTCCATCAACCGTGACGCGCGAACGGTAGCGACGGCGATAAGTCGCGCCAGCTACAACCGGGAGCCAGCCACGAGTTTGGATAATCGTGGTAGTCGTCAACTGACGAACATCGCCTTCTCCTGCGACCGCAACCACCGTGCCCCCAGTGAAGGCCCCGATAGTGGATGGATCGCCCGTGCCAAGAGAGTTGGTGTAATCGGCGGCAACAGACGGACGATTCGGTACTAACGCGTTTGCTACACTTTGCGCGGATAGCGCCGAAGTAGAAGCCAGTCCGGCTTGAGTGCTCGCCGTTCCAGCGTGACCCGAAGCGTTCGACTCCGATGTCGATGCATTCCCCGCAGACGTGGCCGCGTTGCCTGCTTGCGTTGACGCCGTAGTTGCTGAACCGGACGCAGCGGTGGCGAAGCCCGAAGCCTGCCCCGCACTAGTAGCTGCCTGCCCCGCACTAGTAGATGCCTGCCCCGCAGACGTGGACGCGTTGCCTGCTTGCGTTGACGCCGTAGTTGCTGAACCGGACGCAGCGGTGGCGAATTCTCCGGCTTGGGTGGCCGAAGTAGAAGCATTAGAGGCTGACGTTGCGGCGGCGGTGGCGGACCCAGCTGCGGCGGCTTCGCTCGTGATATCTTGAAAGCGAATATAAGAAATCTGCCATGTGCCGCCGTTATTCGCTGTAGAGCCTGCGCGCCCGCGAAGGTAAGTAGCTGTGGGCCACGCTGCGAGAACTGCAGTGGAGGTGGTTTCCTGACTGTAATTTTGCCAGTTTTCGGCAACCGTAAGGTTAGCGTCGTGGACGACAAGGCTGACCAAGCCGAGATAGGCCCACGAGGCGTCGTAAGCAGCGAAGAGACTTCTGGCTTCAATCGAGGGCACCCCATCGACGGTCGCCCGCATGCGAGACTGCAAGCGGAATGTGCGCCCCGTCCCGACCGGCAACGCCCCGCGCGTTGAAAACACGGCTGCTATTGTCACTTCCCTGACGTCGCCCTCGCCCGCGACAGCGACTGCGGTACCTGTTGTAGTTGGCGGGACAGTAGACGGCTCGCCAAAAACCCCAATTGCAAAGTCAGCAGCGACAGCCACACGTTCAGGTAGTAGTCGGTTGGCTACGCTTTGCGCCGAGACGGAGGAAGTTTGCGAAGCCGTTGCGGACACCCCGGCTGCGGATGCAGAGGTAGCGGCGTTTGACGCTGATGTGCTTGCAGCCGACGCAGAAATACCTGCGTTTGTAGCGTTACCGGAAGCGTTAAAAGAACTCGCGGCTGCAGCCGTTGCAGATATATTTGCGGAAGACGCGGACCCAGACGCATCACTCTGCGACTGAGAAGCTTGCCCCGCCGATGTACTCGCATTGCTGGCAAACGTAGACGCGGAACCGGCAGACCCAGCCGCAGCAGCCGCAGATCCTGCGGCGGCGGAAGCAGACCCGGCTGCTGTTCCGGATGATATGTTGGCGGCAGACGCCGACCCTGCTGCGTTACTGGCGGATGTAGATGCCTGCCCGGCGAATGTGCTTGCTTGTCCCGCACTGGTCGAAGCGTTGCCCGCACTTGTAGCGGCGTTTGTGGACGATGTCAGCGCCGCATCTGCGTACGCTCCGGCATCATCGGCGCTCGAATTTGCTGACGCAGCTGAGAGTGCGGCAGCTTGTGCGGCGGCTTGGGCGGCTTCTACGTTAGAAGTAACGTCTACCTCGCCGATAGCATCCTTAATTGACTTGGCAGTTACACGAAGCTCAACCTTCGTGCCTATGGGAAAACTTAATTCGACCGTGTCTTCTTGCGCCCGGACAACACTTAGGTTGTCGTTCATACGGTACGTAACTTTTACGATCTCCATAATGTCGCTCTGCGTGGCAGAAGACAATGTGGCGTAAAAATAATCGGGTGCGTCTAGGAAAGGAAACTTAAGCCCGTCGTTAGTCCTAAGTCGTAGTACTGTATCCCCTGCGTTAAACGCATAGGCCAGATACCCCACGACATTGTTCTTAAGTACGACGGCCATTCACACACTAGAGCAAAAGGAAACTAAGATCGTCTATTACACTCTGGATGTTTTGCACTGTTACGCGTAGCGCGATCTGGCTGTTGATAGGAAACAGCAGGGCGAGCGTACCCTCCTGCGCGCGAACAATAGTCAGTATGTCTCCGGTACGCGCTGTTACTTTTACAATCTCATAGTCATCGGCTACACTGGATATAGTAGCGTAGAAATAATCCCCTGCTGCAAGCGTAGGGAACACGCTGCCTGTATTTGTTGCTACAGTTACAGATGTAGCCGTCGTATCTACCAGAGCCGGGATATACGTAACCGCATTATTCTTTAGCTTAACTACCATGGTTCACCTAAAACGGTTGCATTCTTGCGGCCATGGACCCGCGTACGTTACCCATGTTCGCTCGCGCCCGGCGCTCCGACAAATGAAACACGTACTGCCGCCCGTGGTAGGTCGCTAGCTCTCTATCCATCCACGGGACATTTGGCAGCACAAGTAGGTGCTGCAGCGCGCCGTGGAGGATTACGTCCTCAAGCTCGTCGAACGCAACAGAGTCCATACCTGTAGCTGTGCGCTTTGGCTTAAGTGCGTAGAACATACGAACACTATAGCGTTCGTCTCCGTTTGGCAGGGGCAGGACTATGTATTTGTCCGGCGACACCTGACAGATTGTGTCCGGCGTTCCCGCTTTAGCGACAATAGACGCCGGTAGAACGTAGGGTGAGTTCTCGTTAAAAAGGGCTGCGTTGTATTCGAATGTGTTAAACGCGCCAGCGGGTGTGAGGCTCCAGACCACGCTAGGGTCTTCGCCGCTATAGAGATCCGCCCACTCTGGGTGCGCTTGCAGTGCCTGCTCTAGTGTACGTTGGACAAGCGGCTTGTCGTTTACGAGAACGCCAAACACCGCATGGACATCGGCTGTTGCCGGTTTGTAGTACGCGTATTCATGCACACCGGGCAGCAAGAAAAACTTAGGCTGCTCGTACCTCCACGCCAGTGTGCGCTCGCACACACGGATCGCCGCGTCCCGGATATACTCGATAATAGTTTGCTTCGGGCATCCCGGAACACTTGGGTTAAGCCGAGGGGCCAGCGTTGAAAAGAGACGATCCGCCATGGTTTACCCCAACTACTGAACAGCAGCGCTCTCTACATCAGGTATAACTCTGGTAGCCAAGGATGCGTTAATACCGGCAACAAATGTCTCATAGAACAGTTTAGCCCGTTCCGCAACGACGTGTTCGTTGTCAACCGACTCTGCCAAGAAAACTGTACCGTCCACGATTATAGGAAAGAATGAGTCCGGTAGTAGGTTTATAGTCTGGTTAATTGTGTAGGTGGGCGGGGATTGAATGTATTCGAGCAGAAGCTGCGTACCTTCTGCTGGCCGAGGGTAGAGGAAGAACCGGGTAGGGTTCCGCTGATGTCGCATGAAATTGACTGGGGCTCCAGCTGTTTCTGACACCCACGTGGGGTACATCTGGTCCAGTGTCTCTCGGTTAGCCTCTGTTACAGCGCTACCGTTGACGACTTGGAAAACCTCAACCAGTCGCACTGCATCCGCCGGGAGTGTCTGGACAATGCTGCCAGCCGTAGTGGTGAAAGTGCCTATGTATGAAAAAACGTCTGGTCTATACGCAACGATACGTTTGATACTCTGGTTAACAAAGCCAAGCAGAATAGCGTCGCTATACCGGTAGGTTACGCGCGCATCCGATATGAGGTTTCGTACTTCCGCAATGACTTCCGCAGGTGTCACTTAGGCCATCCTCGCGCCGCGTCAGCGGCCAGTTCGGGGGGTGTAGGCTGCGTCTCTTCCTCCGGCACAGAGAGGTCGATAGCTTTCCTACCTTTGCGTTTGGTCGTAGCGATCTGCAGCATCTCCTGCGGGATAAACCGTTCGGGGTACGCCTCTTCTTCGGTCACCTCATAGCACGACGGGTTCTTGGCGAGGATCTCGTCCCACTCAAAAATCCATCCGTCCTTGCGGCTTTTGAGATATCGGACCATTACCTATTTCCTTTTTCCGCTAGGGGAGACTGGCCACGACTGTCGCGCGGAACCTGTCTTCTTGTCTGCCATTGTCTTCTTCTCTGGCGCAGACATCTTAGCAGCAGCAGCCTTGGGTCGGCAAGCGGGGTACGCACGCGTAGCCTTCTCGGATCCAGAGCGACCACAGGCTTTGCCTGTCTTGACGTCAACCCATTCTTCGCCGAACCACTTACCCAGTCCGCCCTTACTTGCCACGTTTGCTCACCCGGTTATCCGCGCCCGACCAAGAGCCGCCGCGCTTCTTGTATTCCTTAGACGCCCATGCGTTGGCATACGCGCTCGGATACACATCGAACTTACGTTTGGCCTCGCTAATAACTCGCGACCAAAGGGCTTTGTCGCTCGGAACAGACTCGCCCATTAGCACTTCCACGCTCTGAGAGACTTATTGATCCGCGAGTTCGGATCGTTAGCCGTTTCCGGCGACGTAAGCTTTCTCTTCATGCCCTTCATCCGGGCGCAGAAGGCATCACGGCGCGGCCCGCCCTCAGGCTGCGGAGCCTTAAGGCCCGGCTTGCCCGGATTGTCGCGGTTGTAGCTAGCGCGGCCCTTGGCGTTCAGTCCCCCGTCAGGGTCCTTACCTTCTTTGCGCTGCCATGCAGGTGTCTTGGCCATGTATATCTCCTATGCAACGACTGCTTTTATCACAGCAAACGCAAGAACGGGAGTGTCCGCTGGAGAAACGTTATTGTTTAGGTTCTGGATAGATATCTTGCAGGATCCGGCGCTGATCGCAGTAGTCCCTACTACATACTGCGGAGCGGTAACTCCTGACTTTATGCACACTACAACTACATCGTTAGCGCCGATAAAGCTATTGGTGAGAGTGAACTCTTGGTTTCCGTGACCGGCGATAGTCGTCGCAGCAAAGAGCGTGATCTGTCCGCAGATCTTGTTAAGCGTCACCCCTGTGGTTCTGCTCGTAAGTTGCGTAATAGAACCGCCCGTCCCGGTGGGATATCCGATAGATGTAGTGGCTTCAACCGTGGTGCCTTTAACCGTAGACGCCGTAGTCGCGCCGACTGTGGTACCGTTAATATCCCCGCCAGTAATATTTACTTTGGTGGTTGTGACACTCCCCGTCCCTTTTGGAGACAGTACTATATTTACGTTGGCGTCCGACCCCCCAGCCGCGATACCATTCGTAGTGATGCTAAGGTTCGTAACAGCGTTAGATGTAGACAGCGTTGTCGATGATAACGATGTCAAACCGGAGAACGAACCGGAGAGCGTCACGCCTGCGATACTGCCGCCAGTAATCGCCACGTTTGTGGCGCTCTGCGTGGCCATGCTGCCGAGGCCGAGGTTGGCTTGCGCGCCAGCCTGATCCGAAGCCCCGGTGCCTCCGTCGGCTATCGCAAGGTCCGTAATGCCTGAGATAGCGCCGCCAGTGATTGCAACTTTCGCAATAGACACAGATCCCGTCCCGTTAGGCGCAAGGACGAGGTTGCCGTTCGTGTCAATCGTAGAAAGCGTATTGCCGTCTAGCCGCACGTTATCGACTTCTACATGCGTCGTAGCGACTTTAAGCGCCGTCGCTGTGCCTGTGCCGCTATAAACAATTTTGGACGTCGTCGTAGGACCGTCGGCCACGTGAAGCAGCTGGTTATACGTAGCTGCAATGGTCTGACTCGTGAGGTTCGTTGTCATTTACTGAACACTCGCAGCTGCTCTTTTATGTCGGCAATATCTGATTTGATATGCAAAACTCGTTCGTCGAGGCGGGCTAAAGTGTCCCCGTCCTGTTGAAGTTTGGCAATCGCGGTCTCATGGGTTGATATCTTGCCATGCAATTTGCCATACCCAAAGATGCCTCCGACAACCGCCGCAATCCCCGACAGGCTAAGCCACTCTAGCATGGTGGGCTCCGTATCCATGTGTGATCCTACTTGGCAACCCAGCCGGTATTGCCTGCGCCTGTCTGTTTTACGTACAAAGTCGTAGATGCGCCGCCATCCGACCTGAGGAACAGCGTACCCACGGGAGCAGTGACTGCTCCTTCCGGAGTACCCGTTCCAAAACGGATTTTGTCCGCTAGTGCATTGATAGCAGTCGGCACCGTTGTAGCACTTATGCTTCCCGTAGGCGTATAGGGTAGGTCGCCCACCAATCCGGTAGCAAGCTGAGAGCGTGAGATGCGTTTGGTCGCGTCCGCCGACGTGTCGAAGATGACGAGGTCATCATCGTTGGCGCTATTAGCGCCAGTTAAGATCGTCAACGCGGGTATGCGACTTCCGGCCATCTCACGCTCCTGACTTATTAGCTAGCCATAATGACCCATGCCGTACCGTTGGACACGAGAAGTGCCCAGTTTCCGGCGGTGCCTGATACGATAGCGTTGCTTGCCGCTCCGCCCGCTGCCGGGATCACGTTGGACGAGGCCGAGGTAACCGCAAACCCTGCAATGGTCTTGATGACCAGAATGCGCCCCGACCAAGACGATGCAGCAGGAAGCGTGGCCGAGACGGCGGCACCGCCGTTGACGATAATGAACGTTTCAGTATCCGCAACAGTGAAAGCCAGCGTCTTGGTAACCGGAGCAGACGAGCTAAGCGCGCCGGTCACAGCAAGCGTATTCAGCACTGCGTTGCCGCTAGTAATAGTAACGTTGTCTTGGGCAATGCCCTTGTAGACACCCATTGTGTTCTCCTTTCAGAGAGGGGGGCACGAGGCCCCCTCACTCCTTAGCTGCAATCTGCTACGATGGCCCACACCTTGATAACAGCATTGGTCGGAACCGCAGTGTTAATCAGAAGGTCAATGGTGTCAGCAGTCTTGATAACGGTCGCATTAGCAAGGTTGTCCGAGTCCATTGCGACGGCGTTCGAGGCAGCGTCATCACAGAACACGTTGGCCGGCGCAGGCGAACCACCAGTAAAGCCGAGGTCAAACGTGGCCGTGGTGGCGACAGTTTCCGCCGTGATGACGTTTAGTCCACCGGCCAGAACCACGCAGTACGCCGGGAGATTGATCACCTGCATGATGTCTCCAGCGGCGAGGGCAGTAGCGCTAGCGGCAGCGCGAGCCGCCGTGATAGTAGCGAATTTGAGTTCAACTTCGATTTTCTTCACGGGGCTGCTGTCGGGGAACACCGCAGCGCCCCTATTGAAGCCAAGAGAGTCGGTATAAGTAGCCATGTCAGAATCCTTTCAAATCTATGTATGCAGCAAGATCGTTAAGCCAGCGTGACGACTGCTTGTGCAAGCGCTTCGCCTTTGACAACCTTGTAGCCGTAGACCTGAAGGCCACGGACAATGTTACCGAAAGTGGATTCGGAACGAATGGTTTCCATCTCCGTCATCTGGGACGCGAAGGTGAAGCCCATCTTGTGACCGGCGATGAGGTTGAACTTACCGCCGCTGTCCACTTTGAGGTTGTGGGACATGTAGAGCGTGAAACGGTCGATCATGCCAAGCCGCCCGTTGCGGAGCGGAGTGACGCCGTCACCGGAAAGCGAAGCGTCCTTGAGTTCGGACTTCTTGATCAGGCCAGCCATTTTGGCGGGGATGACGAGGAAGCGGCCCGACTCAGGAGCATTAGCTTCGTCAAGCACGGTGCCCATATCGACGATGAGGTCAACAACCGGAAGCGTACCGCCGACGCCGTCTTTAGTCACCGAGCGCGGGGCAGCGGTCGTGCCGAGGTTGAACGAAGCGGTCTCAGCACCCGCCGTCAGTCCCCGGTTGACAGCAGCGATATCCGGCAGGAGGTCGGTCAGAACGCGCTGGTCGATCTTGATCTTGAGGCGCTCAGAAGCGTCCTTCGACCAAGTGTCCATGAGTTTGATGTCCGACTGAACACGATCCACGTCATCTTCAACGCAAGCGAAGTACTCGCCCTTGTCGATGAGAAGCTGGATCTTGGGCTTGTCGGGGTTCTCAACCACCAGCGACTGGCCTTTGACGTAGTCACGGATCGTGATCTCCGGCGTAGTGCGGATGTTCACGGCGTCTCCCATACGACGGATCTCGCCTTCGTAATCGGTGTTAGAGATAGCCGACAGAACCGTGGCGTCGTAGAAGTTTTCGATGAGTTTGCCGGACCAGATCTCGGGGATAAAGTTACCCGAATACTGGGGACGGCCTGCTGAAACTGGATACGGCATTTTTGATTTCCTTGTTTAAATTATGCAGCGACAATTCGACCTTCTCGCTGTGCAGCGAAAATGTCTCGTTCTAGGCGGTCGCGTTCAGCTTCTTTACCTTTGTATTTGCCGGAGCGGACATCATCAAAAAATTTTCTGATATCCAGTGGGCTATAGGTAACGGTGTTAGACACTGCAGGCGCTGCCGATCTTCCGCGTCCGGGAGCGATCTGCATGTCTAGTTCAGAAGCCTGAACCTTCCGACTGGGTTGAGCAACTTGTGCACTTACTGCTCCAGATGAACCAGACCAACTATTGAAGAAATTAGCCACGCGGCGTGCGTCCAGATTACGCTGTGCGTCTTCCAGATATACCTGCCGTGTAAGCCCCGTCAGCGGATCAACCTCAAGCAACCAAGACCGGAAGTCCGGGTCTTCGTTGATGTTTGCCCACTGAGGGACGTAAGAACCAAGTTCCGTCCAAAACTGCTGGTCACGCGACTTTGCATGGTTAGCGGCGATCTGCTCCACACGGGGGACCATGGAGGTCTGCAACTGCCTGATAACCGTTTCGAGTTCTGCGACACGGGTCTGTGCAGAGGCTGCTTCTTCCCTACTGACTTTACGCATAACCTCAATCGAATCGCCGTACTCCTCGATATCTTTGTCAGTAATAAGCTTACCAACTGAGGGTTGCTGCGATTGCTGCGGCTGTTGCGTACTAAAGGTAGAAAGTAGCTTCTCCAACTCCTGTACTCTGGAAAGCAGCTCTCTGTTCTGAGCGTGCATCCGGGGTACTTCAGCGTTGTACATACCCTGTAGTGTACGATACTTCTGTTCGAACGAATCTCCTTGTTGGTCGCCTACCCGGTTTTGCTCGTTTTGGGCAGGCGGTCGCGCAGCTTCTGAACCACTGTTGGCGGCGGTTGTTCCCTCACCCGAGTTTGCTTCCGGGGCGTTACCCGTAACTTCTTGGTTGAGTTCCATATACAACTGCTGAACCGCCTCAGACTGTTTCCGAACCTGCTCTGGTAGTGCCACGTTGAACGCTCCTATCGGTGTGCGTAATTAAAAACTACTTGCCGCTTCCCTGACGGGTTGTGCCGCAAGATCAGGGGCATCTAACATGAGCTTGTGAAGCTCACCGAGAACCTGACAGCGCCCCTGTGCTACTGCCACGTTGTTAATAGTATGAGGTAGCGACTCCAGTTCGTGCTTCCGCCAGTCGCCTACCCAAGCGAGGAGGGTCGGATACTGACGGACCACGGTCGCTAGCGCCTTTACAACCTCCGAGTCAGGGCGTTTCATCCCGCCGCCCCGCTATCACGGTTGCTAACTATGTTCCCGTCCATGCCACCTTTTGGTTGTCCACCCGGCTGGGTAGGGGCAGACGCCGAAGGCTGTTGCGCAGGCGCGGAAGCTGCAATTCGTGTCTTATGCGCCTCTTTCTCCCTAGACGGGACGATCTCGTCCACCGGCATTTGCAAACTCTTGGCCACTTCGCGCAGAATAGCAGCGCGTCCCTCCTTGCCGACAATCCCCATGTCGAACTCGTTGGCAGTGGCGTTCAAGAACTCGATTCTCCTGACCATAACCGTCTCTTTGACGGCCAGATTGACTGCGCCCATCGGTACAATCTCGGCATCACCCTTGATTGCCTCGTCCTCATCGTACCGCATGTTATATATAAACTGTCGTCGCACCATATTCTTTACTATATCGTTGTCAATATGCATGACGATCTGTCGGATGCCCTTACCCGCAGATCCCATAAGCATTGACAGCCCGGAAGCCGTGCGGCCCGCGCCCTGAACGTTCATATCGCCGTAAACATAGGCCGGAATACCGGAATGATCGTCCGCTAGCCTGCTAAAACGCTCGTAAACCGCCATAAGTGTGTTGGCATTGTCGGTCGGCTGGTTAAATCGCACTGCAGGGGCGTTAGAACCAAGCGGATCGTTGGTTACCTGCCAGATTTTCCATGGGTGTATCTGCGTAATGTCCTCGTTTGGAGGGATTCGCTCCAAATTCACCTCGACTTGGGGTCCGGACGCGATGCCCATGTTGTTTACAAGGGCTCTGGCCGCTGCATTGCACACAGATTGCACGTCTTTGAGGATTTCCGGGATAGATTTACCCCAAAAAGCGCCCGGAGACTTGATAAAAGAGGTCTTTGCGTAGGGTTTTTCACCCAGCGGGTCGTAATTGAGCACCGCTTTCAGCACGTAGTTACCCGACAGCCAGACGTTTGCGTCGTATTCTTGCGCTTCGTCGGGTACTTCGGTCTCCGGCAGGCCCCACTCACGAAGCATTTTGCCGCTAACTTTACCCCAGAACTCAAGAACGTCAAAAGTTTCCGTCGGGGACCTGTACGAGTAGAACTTTCGCTCCAAATCGTTTTTAACTAGCTCTACATCCTCGTTAATCCAGCTGGATACGTTGCCGATTTCGAGTACTTTACGTATAGCTTCATCGTCGTATCCGGGCACGCCGATCAGATCCGCAAGCGACATGCGCGACAGCGGATGATGTTCGAAGAGATACCCCTCATTGATATTGGTAATCTTGGGTTCTGGGTAGATCCTGAATGGATCAACACGTTCAAACTCAGGGGCCAGTCGCTCGGTAGGCTCGGCCACTGTTGAACCGTCCGCCCCGGTGGCCCATCCGAGTACACGCTGGCGACGAACAACAGGACCCTTCAGGAAGGCGCATGGGAACGTAACAAGGTCTGTGATAAAGTCGTTGAATGCATCAGCCCATCCGCCCTGCGCGAACTGATCGTCAATCTTGATCTTCATCTGATCGGCGCGGTTTTGCGCTTCCTGCAGCAACTTGAATCTAAAGTCCTGCGCCAGAACCTCTTTCAGCTGGTCGGTTTGCTCAGGAGTAGGGGCCATACCCTCCGCCTGAATTGTTTTAAGTATCTCCTGCGCAAGTGATTCCTGAATAGCTGCTTCTCTACTAGGGTCAATCGCAGGGATAGGTGTTGGCTTGAGGTCCCATGGTGGAGTGCCCGTATCCATAAGGATATCGCGGAGCCAGCTTTCAGCCGCGCGGCACTTAACCTCTGTCAGCATCATGAAGATGTCTGACCCACCAACAGACGAAATCTGTTTGCGCTTCGCCGCGTCATACTCACCGTTGCGCTGCCGCATGCTGTCGAGCATGATGTACTCGATAGGCTTCTTGGCTTCTTTGGCGGCGTCCCAGCATTTACGTAGGTATGAAGTCAGCCCTAGGATAACAGGATTGTTCTGCCTGTTCGAAAGATCCTGATCAATAGCTTCTCGCTCCGCAGCAGTAAGCGCGGCGTTGTTCACCACCCGAAGCATTGACAGACCTACCATGTGTGCAACTTATACCTAAAAGATAAGAAACTCAATAATCAAACTCTGTAAAATCTATCTCTCCAGCGGGTGCTTCGGCGTAGGCGAAACAGCTTCCTGCTGTCCAGAGTATCGTCGGTCGTTATCGAAGTAACAAACCCGGTCACGAAGAACGGGTCGAAGGTCAGGTTGGCGCTGGTGGTGTTGGTAGCCACTGTAACGATTGTCACAGTGCCGTTCGAGGTGAGCGGGTCGAAGGTTAGGTTGGCCGACCCAGCAAGGCCGGTGATCGCCACAGCGCCGCTTATCGTGAACGGAGCGAAGGTTCTCTCCGCCTGCGCCGCGACAGGCACCTGCGTACTGCCTGTTAGGAACAGTTCGCCTAGTGCAAGATTAGCCGACGCAATCCGGCCAGTGACTTCCGTAGTGCTGCTTAGTGTAATTGGGTTGAAGGTCAGGCTGGCGTTGGCGGTGACGCCGGTCACCGCAACAACCGACCCGGTGCCGCTTACCGTGAACGGATCGAATGTCCTCTCCGCCTGCGCCGCGACAGGCACTTGCGTACTGCCTGTTAGGAACAGTTCGCCTAGTGTGATGCTCGCTGACCCAGAAAGGCCAGTGACTTCCGTAGTGCTGCTTAGTGTAATTGGGTTGAAGGTCAGGCTGGCGTTGGCGTTGGCGCTATTCTTAGCAACCGTTGTATTGCCGCTTACCGTGAAGGGGTTAAGCGTTCGGTTTGCCGACGCCGCCCGGCCGGTGACTCCCGTAGTGCCGCTTACCGTGAAGCGATCAAACGTGCGGCTGGCGCTTCTTTC